GACATATGTAGTTATATTTTATTAAAAATTGGTTTATTTGAATAAAATTAGAATAACACTATGTATCTACAAAGGATATTTTACTTTTTTGTAAAATATTTATGCATAATATAGCATTAACTTTTTTAGCAACTAACTGGGTTAGTTATTTTTTTCTTCCTTTTGCATTCATTTTAGCAACAGCTAAATCGTTTGCTTGGTTATCTCTAGCTAGTGATATTTTCTCTCTTTCAATCTGTAATTTTTGTTGAGCTAAACTATTTTTAGAATTTATGTCAGCCATCTTACTGTCATAATTTTTTCTAGCAGTAGACTGTTGCATTGATAATCTTTCTATCTCTAACGAGTCTGGGCTACCAGAGTTATCTAAATCTTGAGTTGCTGTGCCTTCTTTAGACATTGCATTTATTATAGCAATCTCTTTCTTATTTACACGATCAAGTTCATTCTGATAATTTTCATTAGCAGTTTTCTGAGCACTCATTTGTTGTGCTTGTTGCATTTGACCTTCAGCAATTTTACCTTGTTGCTCTAATTGAGCTTGTTGCTGTTGTTGAGCTACTTGTTGTTGTTGCAATTGCTGGTCTCTTAAGTCCTTAAAAGTTTTTTTCATCTCTCTCATAGACTTAGTGCTATAAAGCTCAATAATGTCATATAGACTTCCACCATTTTGAATAAGTGCTTGAGACAGCTGTCTAAGCTCATTAAACATTTGAGTATCTTCTGGTCTATTTGTTGGAAACACTTTTAAATCACGAAGTTTTAATTCATTTCCATTAACCTGTACAAATGCAGACTCTCCTTCTGACGTTATGTAAGAAAGTGTAGATTGAGGTTTAGCACTTTGTACATATTGAGAAGCATCTATTATTGCCTGATACAACTGACCTGTTACATACTCGTGTGCAACAAATAGAGGCTCTGTCTGAGAGTAACTCTGTTGCATAGCAGTATTTGTACCTGTAGCTGTTTCTGATGCAGCTACAGAGCCCATACGCTGTCTAGACATACCTATTAGTTCCCAACATTCTATTTTCATTTGTTGAGCTAAGTTATATCGAGATTGTATTTCTTGTGTACGTGTAAGATCTAAAGATGTAAATTGATTAAAGCTACTTGGTGCTTTTAAATTCTCTGGACTATCATCAATAAATACAACACCACGTTCTCTAGCTTCCATTTCCCACATATCTAATGCATCTTGTGCATCACCATCTTTAGGAACTGGTATATGTCTAAGTGACATCAATTGCACCTTACCAACTTCTTTTTCTAGAAGTTTATACAATTGGTTCATGCAAACATTATATATAGTTTGAAAAGGTTTCATTAGATCTACTAAAGATCTTGCCTCTGTATTCTTTTGCTCATACACTGTACCTATAATTGGACAATAGTCTAATAGTTTATAAGGCTTAACATGGTAAATATCTGGACCAATTTTAGTTCCTTGATACCATTCGTTAATCCATCCCCACTCTAAAGATAACTGTGTAGGCATATCTCCTGACTTATAGTCTTCAGTAACTAAAGCAGATTGCTCGTTACCCATTTCATCTTCATAAATAACTTTACCTATTTTCTTTTTAGAAATCCAATAACTTCTTAAAACTACATATTTATATCCAAATGAAGATACGTTACTTGTAAGTCCTAGAAAGTCACGAAGACCATCATTGTTCTCCTTCATTTCACTTTCTATAATCATTCGTGTTTGTAACACTAATGGATCATATGTATCATATACTACAGAGTCTTCTCCAGGTGTAACATTAGGATTTCCAAGGTTAGATTCTCTTACATTAATTAAACCATAATCTTGTATAGAGCTTCTTAAGTGATCTATTTCATCTTTAGTTAAATCTGGAAAAGCTTCTATTATTTCTGATATCTCCATAACCTCAACAGTACCAGCAGCATATGCTCCATTACTTCTTCCTGATGGATCAGATATATATTTTTTATCTGGTGTAGTTAAGAACCAAGTATTTTTTGGATTAGCTACTTCTATGTTAAAACCTACTTTAGAGTTATCCTCATAGATATGATAAAACTCTCTAGCAGATATAAGTAAATCTCTAAAGGCATCTTCACTTTTTTCTTTTATATGAAAATCTGCTTTGTTACAAGTAAGTGTATGATTTGCCCATTTTTCTGCAACAGATGTATATGAATCAAGTTCGTCTTTTACTTGCTCCATTGTAATAGCTTCTACATCTTCCATTGATATTTCTTCACCAGACATAGCTGCTTGAGCCATTACTTGTTGCTTAACTTGATTGATTACATAAGCTTTTAATGTATCAGTTTTAAACTGTAACTCTTGAGCTTTACTATCATCATCAAAAGCTTTCACTCTATAAGAGTCAGGTCTTTTGCTTATTTCACCAACAAGTTCATTAACTGGTGTTGTAACAATTGAATAATGTTTTACATATCCAGGAAGATCTATATCTTTCTCTAACATATCTGTAAAACTTTTAACCTCAGGCTCATCTATAGCAAAGTCTTCTTTTCTTAGAATACCTTTCATCAAGTCATAGTTAGGTACAAATGTATCTCTATTTCTAATGTATTCTGCATAAGCTTTGTTAGAAAAATAGTCCATGGTATTTTTTATCCAACTATCATCTTTCTTTTGCTTTTTTGTTTTAAATTGATCAGGGAAAATGTTTAAATAAGCATATCTAATGTTTTCCTCTTTTGTATATCTAATAATGGCCATTATGAGAATATTTTATGTTTAGAGCTGCTAAATACACCTCTAGATTTTGTAAATAATTTGTTTTTTTTGTTCTTATGTATAGCTGTTAATCTAACATCGTCCTGTGCTCCCACCTTTCCAATAATTGGATCTAGTTTCATAGCAAGTCCTATAGCTAACTCAGCTGCAATAATTCTATCAAAGTTACCTGTTTCATTATACTGAATCATTTCTTCTAGTAATAATGGATCAAGTATTTTAGCCATACCTTTAGTACTAGATATAACCTCACCATCTTCATTAACTTCAGAAGCTACAATTTCTTCTGAATATTTCTTAAGACATCCATGTAAGAAGTCTCTAATCTTTTCTGATGATCTATGTATACCAAAGTCACGTCTTACAGTAGTATTTGGTACAATTTCTTTTAACCAATTTGGTTGTCTCTCTAAATACTGACTATCTCCCTTAGCGATCATGTGATCAATAAAAGATATTTCATCATTCTCACACAATGTTCTTGCATTAAAGTATTTAATGAGATAACGAGCTTGATTTTCCCAAGTTTCTTTCTTATCAGGACGTGCACAGTAACTTGCTACAAACATATCCTGATATTTTTCACCAGCTATGGCATGCATTCTTTTATATATGTATACAGAACCTAATGAGCTACTGTATGCAGATTTACCTTGTCTATATGGATCCACCCCAGCTACATATAACCCATATGGTGGGTTTTCTACAGGAAATTCATATATTACTACAGGAGCATCTTTTAAATCTGTATGTTTTAAGGGAAAGTTGCTTATAGGCACTTTATCTGTAAAGTCATGCTTCACTCCTTCTCCATCATCATACAATATAACAGGTGTACCTGTTTTTTCTCCTTGTAATAGTCTAGTTTTTTGACGCTTTGCAGCTTCTAAGTCAAATATATTTGTATCTTCATTTAAGAATATATCATCTACCTCTTGAGGATAGTACATTTTTTCTTTTAAGTAAGCCAGTCTATCACCAGCTTTTTTTAACCTTTCTAGATTATCATTTGTAATCTTATCAGCCTTTTCCTTATTAGATACCATCATAGGTATGTTATGTAAGGGCGAATCTTTTGATTTATCTAAAAATGTACCAAGATTACTAGTTTCTTTTGCTTCCATTCTATACTCATGTCCAATAAATAATCCATGAATACGTTTATCATCTTTAGCATTGTTATACGTAAGAAAGTTAAAGTTCTCTACATCAAACATTAAGGACTTAGCATCCATAAACTTCTTCATATCCCCACCTGTACCTGTAAGTATAGGGCTACAACCCCAACCAAATGGTGTTGTAAATCCTGGAATAGCTGCTTGTAAACCTCTTAAAAAGTTACCCTTACCTATTTCATCAATAATTAACCTTCTAGGTTTTGTACCTGCAATAGCTTCTTCATTGTTACCATCATCTAGGTTACGAATAAGTATTTGTGAAAATGGCATTCTTTCACCAGCTTTAGTTTTAATGCCTAATGTAACTTGATTCTTCCAGTTATCTTCTACTCTCTGCCACCTCCAAGCTTTAGGTAAAAAGTTTAACCCTTTATCAATTTTATCTGTAATAAGTTTAATATCAGGAGAGTTTAGTCCTGCAATAACATTTTGTGAGTTCTCATCAAACGTAGCTCCTTGTGCAATGTAACTTGCTTCAATAACAGACTTAGCTAAACGTCTAATTCCTAGTATAACTAGTCCTTTCTTTTCTTTTTGTGCTCTATCTATCTCATTTGTTACAAGCCACTCGTTATCTCTTAGTAATGGATTAGCATATTTCTGGTTAATTCTACCATATTCATCAAGTATATCTACTTCTGTGTGCCAAGCATTTAAATGCCAGTATAAAAAAGGGTTAATATAAGTACCATCCATCATACAACCGTTCATACTTAGCTCTTTATGAAAATTAAAGAACTCTGTGTACTCTTCAGAATCCTCATCTGGAACTCTTTTCTGGTTAATGAACCATTCGTTGTAGCTTATATTATGTAATTTCATTTACTTTCTACTATCAGCAAAAGCTTTTGCCATTTGACCTAATTCTTGACCACCTCTTGTCTCAAGCTTCTTTTTCTCTTCTTTCTCACGTAGTTTGTTTACTTGATCTAGTAACGCTAAGTAGTTCTTCATCATATCTTGAAGATATTTACCTTGTTGTTCTACTGTAGCTACAACTTGAGGAACTGCTCCAGATTTAGTTTCTTTATAAGTGATTCTATCCTTAAGTTCATGTAAGGGATTATCTTCAATATAGGTTTGCCAGTTACTTATTTGACTTTCAGCCCAATCAAGCTCTGCGTTAATGTATGTAGTTTTCTTTGGTGTTGCCATATGTTAATCTTCGTATTCATCAAAGGCTATGTTATAGAGATTTTTACCATCCATAATTATACTTTCTATGTCATCTTCCTGATGTGGAATATCCATGTCTAAACCAGCTTGATAATTAATTAAGTTGTTATGTAGTTCTTTATCTGAAGTTGCCCATAGGTCATTCATGTTTTTTGAATCTATAGCTGTAGCTATATGCTTACCTAAGGATATATCTGGATGTGATGTCTTTAACTCAGTTAATGTAGTTATAATTTTTTTGTAGAATTTCATATTAGATCATTTATATCTTCATCAGTTAGTTTTTTATTTATCTCAATTGGAGGAAAGAAACCTAACGCATCTTCTTGATCCTGTTCTAATTCTAATTCTATTTCTGGTTGTGAGGAATAATACTCAGGTTTAATTGTTACTTTTATTCTATCACTCTCACCTTTAATTTCGTTTTCTTCTCCTTCTATGTCAATAAAATCCACACCGTCTTCAAACAAATCTGCTAATATTTGCATCATTGCTGTTATTGGTATTTTAGTAAGTTTTAGAGTTCTTTTTTTTGACATTCTCTTTTAATTTTGTCTCTTCTTCAGATGACATTTCTGCTTTCCATTTGTCTGTAGGACATTCACAAGATAAGCATTTTGTTTTTGCTGACAGTGTACAACCACAATTTACACAATGTGCATCTGGTCTAACTGACTTATAATTCTTTGAATGAAAATTACAACTTTCACAAATAAGTGTTCTTTCAGAAGATACTTTCTCTATCTCCTTTTTAAGATGTGCTGGGGGTATTAGATTATTTCTCCAACCTTCTATTATTTGTCCAAATTTAGTCTTCATTATTTAACTTTGACTTTAATGAATTAATTGTTAGTGTTAATGTACTAATTTTATTTTTAATCCAAGCCTCTTTTTTAGTTTGTTCTATTCCTTCAGCGACATCTTTTTCATAACCCTCTTTAAACCCTTGAAGTTTTATTAATCTTTGATTAGCTTTTTTTATATTAAAAGTGAATTTACCAAACCCACTTATCTCAATAGTGTTATTATTTTTTAAAGCATCATTTGCACCATTGAACTGATGCATCACGACTTGGTTAATTACCTTTTCCGAGATGATCTTATCCCTCGATATCTGCTTGACTATCTTCTCTGATAGCGTCAACTTC